GACGTCTCGAATGACGGATATCACAGAACCTAAATCGGAGCGCGTCGACCTTCGGATGACGCCGACGGCGAAGCGCACTCTGCAGCGCGCCGCGGCGGTGAGCAACAAAACCGTGAGCGAATTTTTACTCGACAGCAGCCTGTCGGCGGCTTTCGACGAAAACGCTCACGCGTTTTCACCTTTTCAAACCGTTAGCACAAACGAATATGATCTATCAATCCCGGGCCCTGCCAGGCCCGGGTGGTTGCGTTGCAATCGGTGGCAATTTCGTCTGGCCAAGTTTTATTGACTACGGACTCCCGACGCGCATGTGGTACAATTCACAAGGTGCTTCTTTTTCTCGCACCCATGTGAAAAAGTACCGTTGCGCACCGTTTAATCCCTCGGTCATCAAAACTTTCGTTTGGTATCCTCGACCGGTTTTCCCACTAATGATCACGTGGAAGGAACCGGTTCCCGTAAAGATTCGAGTACGCGCCCGTAAACGGCGTGTTTACCCGATGCTACGGGCCAAACCAAAGCGCCAGATACCGCTACCACGCAAGCATCACCCCGCCCCCGGAAATTTCGTCGAACGCCCTCGCAACGGACTTGCCTTGCCCTACTTCAAGTGGCGCAAAACACGGCAAATCGGCCGTCGCCCCACTGGTAAGGAGCAACGTGAGGCACGTCGTGTCGCCGAGCTTTACTTGGCACTTTCTGGTGATGTCGATTTGACCTGGCTGTTCCCTGATTTGAAGGACAGCTATATCAAGCGAGCCACCCGAAAGACGGTCCACCGCCGCACTTGCAATGGTTTCACGGCAACCCCGGCGACTCTAGCCCCGCCTGTTGTTTCTGACCCTGAAGTTGTTATGGTGGGTGGCGAATCCGATTGCTGGAAGACCATTTTAGGGCCCGATTACCTCGAGTACGATGACAAATTGACCATGGATGACTTGTGTGGCATTTTGTTATATATTCTCGAGATGCAAGGTGAGGCTTACGGTGATCTCAAGGAGCAATTCTATGACGCTTTCCTCTACAACTACACTATCAAAGTGTCAACGTTGGCGCCCGGACTCTTGCACATCGAAGAAGTTGACTCTTGGTATCCCGTTGTCGCACGTGTGGTCCACGACTTGCGCCCCGGGTTCATGCGTTTGTCCGACTTTCTTGAGTTACCTCGCGAGTTTTCCGCACCGGAGCCGTCCCCAGATGATTCAGGTTGTTTCTGTGATTGCCCTGATGAGGACGACGAATGCAGTCAGCCTGTGCTTGTCGGTGCCCTTCCCCCGGCACCTGTCTCAGCCGCTCGTCTCGCCGAGTACAACGCCACGGAGTTACCTGCCATAGGAATAGTTGCTGTATGCCCCACTGTGTTCCGAGCAATCGGGCGTCTTTACCTCGACCATGTCAAGAGCAAATTCGGGGACAGGTTTCCAAAACCGCCGTTCGCGGGTCAGCCTGGCACGCAGCCGGACTTACCACCTCTTGGCGTGCCGCCTGTACTGCCTCGGACTCCGGAGCCGCCGCTCGAGCACTTCCCTTGGGTGACACCTCTCCCTGAGGATTTGCCCGCTGGCGCCGAAGATCCGGTTATATTGCCACCTAACATCCCCGAACACCCCTGGCCAGTCGAGGACTTCCCAACCATACCTGACTTTTGGTCCAAATTATCAGATTTCTGGGATAACCTGTCTGGCGCTGCACTTGACACTTTCAATGCGACCATTGAGTACTTCCAAAAGGCTTTCGATTTCACGTTACAGGAATTGAAGATTCTTTTACCGAATTGGGCCGATGCAATCAAGTACTTCCTGTACACGACCGCGGACAAGCTAGTCTCTGCTTTCGACGCTTTCGGTTTACTCGGTCTCTTGAAGGATGCAGTTGACATCGTGGGATTCGCCGCCTCCTTGATAGTTGAAGCACTTCGTGGTGTTGCATCCGTCTTTGAAGTTTGTTTCTTCTTCGTCAGAATCCTGGCCTTTTTACTTCAGGATTACACCGAGTGGCATGGTCCAGATCATGTGTACAGGAGGTCTCTGATACGAGGAGATCTCGAATTTCACACTGCTCGCATGTCGTATTCCGGGACAGCCATGACCGTGGGTTTCGCCACCTCCGTCGACCTCCGTTACGAAGAATTGGCTCATCAAGCGGCTGCCTACGGGACTGGCAACAACATCCAGGCCACTATCACTGGTTCTGTTACCAACAAGTACGCGCAGATTCTCGCGAACATTGACCAGTTACCGCAGTTGCACATGCCTCAAGACTCTTCGACTGAAATGCTCGCACTGTTTTCAGGAAGTTTCCCTGAGTACTCTGTAGTCAAGTCAACCACTACGGCTCCTCATGCACATCTGGCCGCAATTCGTTTTGCCTTCAGAAACCGAGCCAATGAGTATTTGTCAGTTCGGGGACGGCCGGTGCTCAGTGTTGGCGCTTCAATCACGGAAATGGCAGCAATCAATCGCCACGCTCACAATTGTGCGCCGATTCTGTCTGGTAGAGATCAGCACCGCTACATGCTACGAGTTCCAAACGGGCCCGCAGTTTATAGCCAAGTCTGCCACGACCACAAGTTCGAGGATTGCAGCCATACGGATGCCGCTGGGTCAACATTTGGTCATGATGTTTGGTCATTCTTTTCTGCACATGACATCACTCCAGAAAAATTCATTCGTGCAATGGTGGCCAATGCCAGTGATACAGCTGTTCTCGCTTTGCATTTGCCTTTCCCACTTTTGGACCGTAATGTGCGTCAATACACGGACCTCGAAGCAGGGTTGCACTACGAAAGGGTCGATGACAAGCTGTTGGTTTACCATCTGGGGTCTAAATCTGCGGGTTACGCGCATGACTTTGAAACGGTTTACTCTTGGATGACCAATCTGCCAACCTTCGACAACGCCCACGTCCAGCTCGAAGTCATTGGGCAAGTAGGCACCGCCGTGCTTTGCGTGCTCACTGTTGCAGAAGGCAAGCAGGAGATTGTACCCTCGATCTGGAGTTGCCAAAGGGAGGACTTCTACATTCTTCCCGAATTGCTTCACACCGACCTACGAAAGGATGACACTGTGCATTTCTCCGTCCCCGCCAGACGTTTTGAGCAATTGGTTGCGTACGTGGCAACTCTGGACAGCAATGAGACCACTGATTCAACCAAAATTGCTGCAAAGATCCGCGGTATGATGGCCGAAATCAAGGTTGGCAAGCATCAGATTGAGCCTAGATGGGGGGTCACCTTACCCCAATTCTACTCACTGATACAACATGCTGTCCTCGCCCATACATTGCATCAACGGTCCACCAACAGGCAGGTCTCAAAACTCAAGGGGTATTACGGTCGTGTTGCCCGGCGAAATGGTGGCTTCTTGACCCGCTATGTCCAACACAAGTGGGATCTAGTCACCTGGCGTATTCTCGGTGAAACCGACGTCGCGCACAACTCCTCCTTGATCAAGAAGCTCTTCTCCAACGGTTTGGACCACACACATACTTACAACCCGTATCAACGAGCAGGTCAATATCGACTCGCTAATCTGGATTGCAAGTATTCTGACAATGTTGCGAGCGGTTCCCTTGTGCTCCGGAAGGTATCCAAGACGTTTTCGTCCATGAACAACTGGCGAAAGAGGGCTGTTAATGACCTCCCCGACACACCTCCTGCGTCACCACTCCCGGAAGTGCAACCTCTACCTGTCAGGATCAGAAATGTTGTACCTGAGGAAACTCCGCCTGGAACGCCCAAGTTCGGCCCAATAACTCCCGAACTCAATGAGCTTCGGACCGAACTTGAGAGGATTCTCGAGACGCCCGGGTCAACTGGCAGCTTTTCGCCCACTTTTTCAGAGGACATACCTGGCGCTCTAAATGATCACGTGCCCAAAGCGACAGTTCCAGTTCCGCCTGACACCCCCCAGGCATCAGTGCCGTCTAGCCCGTCTCCGGCACCTTCCATTCGTCCGGCGATGGGCAGGCCCTCCATGGCTGCTCCACCTGAGTTCGTTCGTGAGTCGATGGCAGCACTAGCTGAGATGCCTCCAGCCACGGGTCTAATAAGGGTGCCACCGGATGAACCGAACATCGATGTTCCGCCCATGAACCTTGGTGAGCCAGCCGTACAGATGCGTCCTGCTGAAATTCCTGTCGTTGATGAATTCCGCGAGTACATGAAAGTGGAGCACAATTACCGGACTTTGGCACCCGTTCATTGGTCTCGATGCACCCCGAGGAATATGCAATTTGACGGTGACTATAAGAACAATTCTAAAGAGCACCCAGCCGACGCTGCTTTTGCCCAGATTGTTCGAAACACCGGGAAAATCGATTGGCATCTACCCAATATGGAGGTCATGTGTCCAACTGTTGGTCTGGTTCAGGTTATCGATGAGTCTTTGATGCATGGAACTCCCAGGGATTGTTATATTGCCAAGAGAGCTACCGCTGAATTCGCGCTCGTCAAGTCGCTCACCTTTGGACAAGTAATCGTTGCGCCGGATCCTAAGGCCGAACCCAGTGCTTTGGAAAAGAAAACCAAGAATTTCGTGGCCTTGGCAATGAAAAAACCTGGTGCTCTATTGATGCGTACTGTCCTACTCGATGGCCCTGCAATGTGCGGTAAATCTTCTGCCGTGCGTCTTTGGCTCAAGAAGAAATCCATTGCTGCCACTGTTGTTGTACCATCAAACAAGCTTGCCAAGGATTGGAAGGATAGTACAGCCGACATGCACTTGAGACCGCTCGTTATTACAAGGCAAAGTTCAAGCTTCGAACCGCAATCCACCATCATTATCTTCGATGAGATTTACAATTTCAATCTCTATGAAGTTGAGTTCCATCTGAGAATTGCAGCCGCAGCTGGAGTTTATCGTGCTTTATTCCTCGGTGATCGTTACCAAAGAGAAAAATCGGGTCTTTCCATAATTAACCCTTTTTTCAAGACGACAATCCGAATGCACACTTCCTTGGGAATGCCAAGAGACGCCCACGCACTGTTTACCGCAATCAATCGCTTGGACCCGGCTTGGTTCACTACGACGGGATCTTTGGCTCCATCGATTTACGTGGCACCCATTGCACTGCCGAAGTTCGTTGAGCTGGCTTTCACGACGCATAAGTTCTTCCGTGCTGACACTGCCACAGTTGGTCAGGTGCAAGGTCTACGCGCCGACACCATCGGACTTGACTTGGACGGATCCACTAAACAGGCTTCTTGGATCACTGAGCAGCTTAACCGTTACAGCGTCGCCGTGACTCGCCATAAACGTGCGCTTTTCGTTCAATGCAATGCCGCCACAGAGGAAATCATCTTCCAAAGTATGGCAAGTGTGATTTGGCAACCTGTCAATGGTTTCTCCCAGGTCGACGTCCAAAGTCCGCTCAAGCACAACGTCATTGATGATCTCGTTGGGCACTTCAAGCTTGGTGGGAAGACAGCTCAACGGTTGAGTGCACTGCGCGCCGTCATGCAGGACCCTCTGGCAATAGATGGACATGCTATCGTTTTGGCCCAGCCTGAAATGGACGTTGCGGACCCCGTCGCTTCTCCTGAGAAAATTGAAGCTAAAGCCGTTGAAGCAATAGTTCATGAGAAAGTTCAATTTGCACTTCCTGACCCGAACACTATCGACTTGCATCTTGAGAATAATTCCAAGCCGTTTCGGTTCCGCGACCCCGGTCCCCCAATCCAGCGAGTTGATGTTCGTAATGACATCCCGGAGTCCAACAATTTGGCCGCCATACATTCGTCCCAATCCGGCGCTGACAATCTCAAGAACCTGGTGGAAAGACAAATTGCTCGGACTAAGTCGTCGCATGTTGGCACTGCGGACATTCAAGAGGGCATTGAGATCTATGAGCACTTCAAGCGCTGTTTTTACGGTGATCAAGCAATACTGCTGACGGCAGAAAAAGCTCTCACATGGCTCACAACTCGAGAACTCAACGCTCTGCAGGCTGTCGTCAGTGGTGAACCATTTGGTGAAACTTCCAAGTCTTTGACCGTCGACGCCGAATTCAAGACTCAGACCAAGGCCAAGGCCCAAGAATCTTTTGCTGTCACCCTACCCTATGGGCAGTCGATTCTTGCAAATTCAAAGCAGTTCAATGCTTACTTTGCCAGTGCCCAACCGCTTGCATACCTCAATTGTCAACGCCTGTTGCGCCCTGGAGTTATCTTGGATTACGGCCTTAGTGATGATGAACTTTCGGAAAAGATTAGGACTCTGGGACATCACGCGCGTTTGAACGGGCTGGAACAAATTCAGGCTGATCTTTCTAAGCAGGACTCCAGTCACACCGCAGCCACCCTGTATGCATTCCTTCTGGTGCTCAGGGACGCCGGTGTCCCCGAAGAACAAATTGACTTTTACTGGCAGTACTGCCGCAAATATGTCTTTTTGTCCCGAGGGGTCGACGCTTGCAAGGCCTCTATCTCGTTCAATTTGGGTTCCGGCGATCCGTTCACTCTCCTCCGCAATGATATCATGGAACTATGCGTGCTTGCAGTCAAGTATGTGCATGCTGATTCCATGTTTGTCGTCGAAAAGGGTGATGATGTTCACGGGGTTATCAAGTCTCTGCTCACCAGGTCTTTGACTGCGTACCCTTCCATCGCGCAGTGTATCTTGACTGTTGATCACTCAAGTCTCGATCACTCCCACGCCTTAGTCGGTTACCATGCAGGTCGCTTCCACAATGGCCATCGATATCTCGTCGACCCGATCCGCGCCTTTTTCAAGCATTTCACTCGTTTGTCTGACACTACAGTCTCTGAAACCGTACTTTACAATTCGTACGTTTCCAGAGCCACAGATTATTCTGAGTCTGAAGTGGAATTTCTCAAAGCTGCTTGCGTGTCTCATTATCCTTTCTTCTCAACAAGTCAGGTCACTGAGATAATATCCACCATGCTTTCCTTGCGCGATTTCTCGTACTTTTGTAAAACCTCAAGAATCAAGTACAAGACTTCGTACATTGCCGTGGATACTCGAGAAAACTGCGCGTCCAATTGTGTTCGAGCTGTGTTGCCAGGACGTTCCCGAGCATTTTACCGCCAATTTGAAGGTCTCAATGCTGAAGCACTCTCCGGTAAGTTAGCCGAATATGCCATCCCCCACTGTGTCACGGACGGGACTCCGATACCCTCCGTCGCCAATATGATTTTCATCGGAACCGGACATGCGCGTGTAAAAGTTGATTTGACAAGGCTCCGTAGGAACCTTTAATTTCAACTCCCAACATTCACAACATGCCATGTCTGACAAGGTTTCTTCCGTTGGTCTCCCTGCTGCTGCTATCCGCAGTCGTCTCGGAGATTCGTCTTCTAGTGCCGTCTCTTCTTCCCCCATCGAATTCTCGATTGTTCGGTCTGATTGTGGCTTTACTAACGGTGCTGTGTCTGGATCTTTTTCTTTCAAGAACCACACACGCGTCGTCGGATTGCGCAAGCTTTTCCTCGTCGTCTAGCTCCTCAGTGTCGCCGTCACCATCTATTAATTCTCCGCCCACGTCGCCTCGCCAAGCAGCCCATACAAGCCTTTCCTCATCAGGCATGGTGTTGGCCTCCGCAGACTGGTCGGTCATGATGGCACCGTAAATCTGGCTTTTGATCGGTCTCATATTTTAATTTCACCACGACCGTTGACAACGCGTCTTCTTAGACAGTTGTCCACGGCCGTGGTGGAACCCCCTTTCTACCCGGTGTGCTTCTCAATTCGAATGTTGTTGAGACTCGCTCCCCCGTCGCTATCCTTTCGGTGCGCGCATTTCATCCCCATTCACACACTATCTTTCTTTCAACCCTTCCACGAGCTATCGTTTTGTTGTTGATATTGACACTAGTGACACTTTTATGTTCTGCCCTCTAGATTCATCGACCTCTTATTCGTCGACGTTTCCAAGGCGGATATACTTGTGCCTCTAGGGTTCGTTCATGTCGTTTCATAATACGCCGTCAACAACTTCGTCGCCCCCCCCTCCAAGGCCTAATGACGCTTCATGTTTTCTTTACCAATTTTGTTTATACATCGCAAGTAATCCTCATCCGCAATTTTGCGGAAATACGGTGCC